AAGAGATCTTGAGCAAACGATCGGAGAAATTGTTGAACAACACCTTAATTAATAAATAAAGACAATATTATGCTTATTAAAGATTTACCTAAATTTGACGACAGAGAGAAGTTGTTTGACTATCTAGCTAAACACTGCGACGATCTTATCTATGAAGCTAAGTCTCAAATCAAAGAGGCTGATGCTTTAATAATTCCATCAACTGAAATACATGAAGGAAAAGAGTTGACAACTTCAAAAATGGAGGACGGAACAATGACACCAGCTGAACCTGGAGTCTTGAAAGTACGTGTGGTTATCAACACTACTAATGTAATGGACAGTCATAAAGATGTTCACTTACCTGGTATTTGGGATAAGTCACTGAAGGAGAACAAACGAATCAAACACAAGCAAGAGCATGGGACAAGATTCAAAGACGTTATATCAAGCGGAGACGATCTTAAAGCGTTTACGAAGAATTACGAATGGAAGGAACTCGGATACGATGTTGAAGGAAAGACTCAAGCTCTTGTATTCGACTCGGCAGTCCGGGAAAAACGTAATGCTGAAATGTTCAACGAGTACAAGGAAGGGAACGTTGATAATCATTCAGTAGGAATGCAGTATGTTAAAATATTAATGGCAATGAATTCTGATAAAGAACATCATGCACAATATAAGATCAATTGGGATAAATACTATCCTATGATCGCTAATAAAGCTGAAGCGGATAAGTCTGGTTATTTTTGGCCAGTACTAGAAGCTAAAGTAAGAGAAGGATCAGCTGTTACAGATGGTTCTAATCCTATTACACCTACGATGAGCCGCAAAACGCACTCACCTGAGGAAAACGAGACAGCCGCGAAAGCACTGGAGCGAAAAGAGTTAAAACAATTTATTAACAGTCTAAAATAAAAAACATGGACGATTTAAAAAAAGAATTATCTAGCAAATGGCAAGAGCAAAAAGACGCACTTGATTTAGCTATGACTAAAACTGCATCTAAAGAAGATGTTTCTAAATTAGAAACAGCAGTTAAGGATCAAGGTAAAGACATTTCGGATGCTTTAGCTAAAATCAATGCTCCTAAAGCTGAAGGTTTCGACGAAAAATTTCTTGATTTCTTAATCGAGAACAAAGATGAAATGGAAAGAATCGCGAAAGCGAAATCTGGAGAGGTTGAATTCAACTATGATTTCCTAGCTGATAAAGCTGTAGGGGATATGAGTACCGGATCAGGTGGAGATACTGCAGCAGCTCCTGTAAACCACAACACGCAGCTAAACAGAATTAGATTACGTGACGATAACCCGCTTATTAACTTGTGTACTGTAATTAGTACAAACAAAGCAAGTTTTGCATACACTGAAACATCTCCGAAAGAAGGTGGTTATGCGTTTGTATTGGAAGGTATCGCGAAACCACAAATCGACTTCAAATGGGAAGTTAGATATGCTGAGCCACATAAAATTGCGGCTTACGAAGTATTCTCTGAGGAAGTAGTACGTGATATTCCAAGATTAATGAGTACAGCTCGTGGATTCTTGAAAGACAAACACGATTTGTTTAAAGCTAGTGCAATTTATTTTGCAGATGGTATATCAACAAACCCAACTGGAGCAACAGTATACGCCCGTACATTCGTAGCAGGAGATATGGCGGATGCTTTACCAATAGGTACAGTAACTATCATGGACATTATCAATGCAATTGTGACTGATATTTATATCACTCATAACTACGCGGATGAAACTCCTTATATGCCAAATTTATGTTTATTGAATCCGGTGGATTTCTTTTTGAATTTCCAAGCGGCTAAGGATGCAAACAAATGGCCTTTATATGGTGGAGTTCAGTTATTCAACTCTTACCAAGTAGGTGGAATGACAATCATGCCTTGGGAGAAAATTCCAGCAGGTAAGATCTTCGTAGGTGATATGAGAAAATACAATATTTCTAACTGGGTTAGATATAGCGTACGTATTGGATGGATCAATGATCAATTTATCACAAATCAATTTACAATGGTAGGTGAATCAAGATCTCACTATTTTGTTAAGAACTTTGATGAATTAGCATTCGTGTATGATGATATCGCAACTGTATTAGCTGCAATTGAAGCTGACGCATAATCTTTAAATTAAACAAAATGGCAAAAACAAAGAAATTATTGTCCGTGAGAGAAGCTTTCAACGCGGCATGTGTAGAAGTTGAAGTAATTAAAGCATTTGGTAAACACAAAGTTGGCGATAAGCTAACGATGCATAAAACAACTGCTGCTCCAATTAAAAAGAAAAAACTAGTAAAGTAAATCAATCATTAAATTCAACACCAAGTAATGTTAACTAAAACAACTGACTTCACAGGTTTATATTACGTACCTAACGCTATTGACGTAGCGCCAGATAGTAATTTAACTGGAAATAGTACTGAACTCACTGATTTCATTGCAAAATATGAAGTTGAATGTTTAGATATGTTACTTGGTTACGAGTTATCACAATTATTGCAACCAGAATTGTTAAAGAAACCATTTGATCCAGGTCACGCTGAGACAGCAGATGATAAATGGGTTAAATTAGCTAATGGTGATGCTGAGTATCGTGGATTACGTGAATGTATTATAGCTTATGTGTTTTATAAGTTTTATCAAAATGATCATGAGCAATACACTGGTATTGGAACTAAGAAATTAGAAGCTAACAATACAGTTGAAGCATCAGTTAGACCTAGAGCTATTAAAGCTTGGAGACAACTATATGATTTAGCTATAGGTAAGCGATCTGTTAGAACGATGACAACTTCAGTATTTGGAGTAGGTATAATTCATGGTGAATATGATTCTGTTTACACGTCCTTATATACTTATTTAAGTGATAATGATACTGTATATCCTGAGTGGGTTGAAAGATATTTCTTAAACAAGACTCAACATGGACTTTAACGAATTTCTACTATTAGAAGAAATACTAGGTGATCTACCTGAGATACAAGGTTTTAAACCTCAATTCATGTATGGTACAAAGGTTGACATGATGTCATGGATTAGACAAAAAAGAAAGGAAAAGGTAGCTTACTATCCTTTAGTATGGGTACAAACGCCATTATCATTAAGTGGTAAACCTTTCGCTAGTAGTGACATACGTATCATTATAGCTAATTTAGCAAGTAGTGATATGTCTAATATAGAAAGAACGAATGTAAATTTCGTTAAAACATTAGATCCATTATCAACTTATGTTTTAAATGCACTTAAATCAACAACTGGTATAAGTATAAATGAAACAGATAGTTTTGAGATAACACGTCATTTCAATTATGACACAGATGATACACATGAATCAACTGATATATGGGATGCGATAGTGATAACAACAACGATTGAATTTAATTTAAACTGTTTATAATTATGAAAAAATACATTAATCCAATATTGTTACCGATATTTATTGATAGCTGCTCGTCTGAGACATCTGCTCAATTAAATACTGGTTCAGTAAAAGAGTGTTTAGAGGGTTTAACGACTAAACTTTACTTAGCACTTAATTCGCAGCGTTTTGATACTGTAGATGCTTTTAAGGATCAAGCTATCTGGGACGCGGCGATTTTAGACAAATCAATTGTTCCTTTGTTTGATGTGTATGAAGTTGCTTCAGATAATACTGATGCTGTTAAATATGAGACAGGTAACTTCGTCTATACAACAAAGAAAGAAATAAAGAAAATGGTAGCAGAGAGTTACCTATCTATATGTTCTCATAGAGCATTAAAATCCTATGAAAATAGTGATTATACGCAAGTATATGAAGCTACAGACAAAGGTGAAATATTAGGTGTTTATGATGATGACGGAGTACGCGTTAAAGGTCAAGACATGTCTGATTTTGATGTGCATATTAGAGAACGTCCAACAAATGATAAACCGGCATTTTCAATGATCACTGTTACTTTCCGTGACTTTGAAGAATTTGAAAATAATGGAATTGTAGTTAAACCATCGTGGGATCCAAATACGCTTAACGGTATATTTGAACTGCAATTGAAAATACTGACTACTAGTGATACAGAGATAACATTCAGCGCGTTATCATCATGTGGTAACAATTATTACAATGAATTATCTGATACAGATATGTTATTGTTAGATGCGGCTAGCTCGCCTCAATCTATTGTTTCAATGACCAACGCTAACAACATTTATACCGCAACAGGTGTAGCTTTAGTTACAGGTACTTTAGCGACAGATGGTGTTGTTACAATAAATGAAAACAACGTTGAATCACAACCGGCGGCTGTTACAATAGTCTAATACTTTTCTCTTTATTCACGTGGGGAATATGTAATGTATTCCCCATTTTATAAGTTATGACAAAATTAACTGATTTACATAAAGCCATACATAATATGGTATCTAACGAAGCTGTACAAAAGAAAATATTTGATATACTAAGAAATGATAGTCGAATTCTTTTAACACCTCAGCGTAATCAGTTGTTTTTTAAAAGTCAAGATGCAGATGGTAAACCATTAGGTTTTTACACGATGCACAAAGATACAGCTTACCATGGAACAGCTGAAGAGTTTGATAGAGAAGGGCAACCATTCACTATGGTAGACACAGGTGTATTTAGAAGAGGAATATATCAAATAGTAACTAGTAGAGCAGTTTACATATCATCGTCTGCGCCTCATCTTGAGGAAATGGAAGCAAACGAAAATAATGTGTTTTTATCAACTAAGTTTTTCGGTATAACGGATGATAATATGAAAAATAGAGTTAAACCGGCAATTTTAAAAGTATTAGGACCATGGATGGTGAATTACATGAAGGGATTACCGATAGTCACTTAGCTAGATTGCTAACAACTATAAAGTATATTCCATTTTTTGAAGCAATGGGCAATAATGAATATTCACACTTGAATATAACTAGTGACGAATATTTTGCAGTTTTGTATGAGTTACAATATAGGACTAATGAAAAGCAGAATCATGTAGAGAAGCAACTTCAATCATTAAGAGTTGATATGACTTTTTTAAACAGTGTAGCATATTGCTTAGCATCTAAAATTAAAGGAGCAAAATTTATTAAGCTATTAGAAGATAGAGGTATAAATACTGATGTAAGTGATGATGAATTGATAGAATCAATAATGAGTAAAGTAAGAAGTATAAAAGTAAGATATGATTTAATAGATGGTCAAAGACCTAAAATAAAAGCAGCGCAAAATATAACAGGTTATGATGTTATAGCTAACTTATCAGCATCTCTAGAATATAGAATACCAACTGATATCTGTATAGCTGAATATATAGGTCATTTTAAAACATCTAAAATGAAAAGAGAGTCACAAAAAAAGAGCATTAAAAATGGCAGGTAAACCAGTATTAACAGCAGCGGACTTACTAGACAAAAGAGCCTTACTTGAGTTAGAGAAACTTGATCAAGTATTAGAGGAAATTGTTGCCACTGAAAAAGAGTTACTACAGGTTACATCACAACTTGGTAAAATACAAAAAAAGACTAGTAAAGAAGCTGTTAAACGTCAAGAAGATGTACTCAAGGTTACTAAGAAATTAAATACAGTTAAGACAAAGCAAGTAAACGGACAAATAAAATACAATAATACACTTGAAAAAGCAAATAAACTACGAAAGATAGAAGAAAGTGGTATAAAAACACTAACTAATAGATGGGATAAGTTCCAGAGAACAATTAACAAAGCTGTTGCAGCTTATGCAGCTATAACGGTGTTCATAAATAGTTTTAAGAAATTAAAAGATACAGTTATTACGTTAGACTCGTTTAACGTGTTAATGACCAAGGTAACAGGTAATACAGCTGATGCAGCTGATTCAATGGCTTACTTGATAAAGATATCTAAAGATTTTGGTATATCATTAAATGAAGCAACACAGCGATATTCGAAGTTCTTCGCTGCTGCAAATCAAGCTGGGTTAACAGTTGAAGAGACACGTAAGATATTTACATCTATGGCTAAGACATCAGGTATTTTGTCTCTTCGTGCTGAAGAGTTACGTGGTGTATTTTTAGCACTTGAACAAATGTTATCTAAAGGTAAAGTAACCACTGAGGAATTACGTAGACAGTTAGGTGAGCGTCTACCAGGGGCATTTGGTATTATGGCTAGAGCAGTAGGAGTGACAACTTCAGAATTAGATGTAATGTTGAAAAAAGGATTAATTATATCTAAAGACATATTACCTAAGTTTGCTGAAGAAATGGAGAAAGCTTTCGGTATTGAAAATACTGATAGAGTTGACACACTTGTAGCTTCAGTTGAAAGAGCAGGTACAGCATATTTTGAATTAATAAGAGAAATAGAACATGGTGGGACAATAAGTGATACAATTAAAGCAACATATAATTTATGGACTCACTATGTTGAACAATTTACACAAGCGGTAATTGATTCACGTAATGAGCATTTAAAATGGTATGAACAATTAGCGTCAACAACGGCTGGCGCTTTAGGTTTAGGATCATTCTATGGTTTAACACCTGAAGCACGTGAAGAACAACAAAGAGATGAAGAGAAAATATTATTAGTTCAAAAATTAACACAATTACAATCTGCTTATATATTAGATAGTGAAAACTTAACTGATGAACAGAAGAAGCAATTTGATTATACTGTTGAAAAAGGAAAAAACGAGAAAAAATCACTTAAACAGTTACGTAAAGAAATTGAGTTACTTGAATCTTTTAGAAAAAACGCTGATGAATTATTAGATGTTAAAAAAGAGTTCGTTGACGATGTAAAAACTAAAGAATTTGAATTATTTTCAGAAGGTTCGCTAACAGACGTAAAATTAAGATTAGCTGCTGTTAAAAAAGCGATTGAAAAACTAGGTCCAACTGAAAAATTAAGAAAAGAACTATTAACAGCTCAAGCTGACGAGTACCAACGTCAATTAGATATATTAAATGGTATTGAATTAAAATTAGAGGATATAGTAGAAGTGATTGAAGATGAAGATGTAAAAGATTCATTTTTTGGTTCATTTGAAGACCTATTTAATGTAGCTTCTGGCAGGATCAAGAAGCAAGGTGATTTACCATCATTGATATTTGGTTTAAATGATGAAAAACTAGAAAAGAAATTTAAAGAACAATATCAAGGTCCGCTAGATGATAGCTTAGAATCTAGAAAGAAATTTAATGAAGCATACAATGATTTTATTAAAAATGAAGAAGACATTGATCAACAAAAGTTTGATTTAAGTGTTCAGATAACTAACGAACTATTTGAAATAGGTAATGCTTTATTTGATAGACGATTAGAGAACATAAATGCTGAAATTCAAGCTACAGAGTACAAGTACGATAGATTAATTGAACTAGCTGAAGGCGATGATGAGAAACAAAGACAGTTACAAGAAATAAAGTTAGCTAGACTTAGAGAGTTAGAAAAAGAAGAATTAAAAGTACGTCAAAAACAAGCTAAACTTGAAAAAGCTCAAGCTATGTTTAATATAGGTATAAACACAGCTGTAGGTATAACAAAAGTTATGCCGAATCCATATTTGATAGCACTAGTTGCAGCGCTAGGTTTAGCTCAGTTAGCTGTAGTAGCAGCTAAGCCAATACCTCAATACAAGCACGGTAGAATAGGTGGTGGTGCTGAAATGGCGATAGTAGGTGATGGTGGACAAAGTGAGATAATTTCAGGTAAAAGAGGAGCTTATAAAACTCCAAGTAAACCAACTTTAGCATTCTTAGAGAAAGGTGATAGTGTTTATAGAAACGAAAATGCTTATAAAGACATGTTAAAGAGGACAACTTATAAAAACATAAACATGTCAAATAATGCTAACTTAGATTCAGCTATAGAAAGAGGTTTAAGAAAAGCTAAAATTAACAATTATTTGAAG